GTTGGAAGTTGTCTGCGAAATTTGCGACTTATCATTCTGTCGCACATCAACTTGAGTTGGAACAAATGAATCGACGGTTCCCGACTCATTACCGCTTAGGGTTTCTCCGAGGCCTGACATCTTGATGGGCAATCAAGGTAAGCTAGGCAAAGACGAGTTAAATCTCTAGGACACTGTTGACACCTTACGTAAAGGTGTATCAAAGCGAGATGAACGCACATAGTGTCAGTAATCTTAAGATTCTTCATAACCCATCATTGCGCTAGCCTCCCTGAAGGTTGGTGGGTTAACATCGAGATGTAGCCGAGCGGCTTCCAGCATAACTTCTTGCTTGATCTTCTCATACTCTTCTCGACCACGAAGCGCAAGCTCCGGCCACAGACCGTTAACTGCATCAGCAGCACGCGTGGGGTCGGGGGACACGGGCCAAGCCCCTCCAAGTGAGGGTACGTGTCTTGTTCGGACATTATACGCTTTTGCGCCATGAACCCAATGCAGGGCCTTGCCAAGCGACTTGTAAGTGAGTGCTCCGACATAAAAGCTGCCGCGTTGCTCAAAACCTCTCTGAAGGAAGTCGAGCTGCGAAAGCGGCATGTAGTCAGGCACATCACCCCCAAGTTTCAAAGCATCTGTGATGGTGAATCCCATCTTGGCGGCTTCTTGTTGGAAACTGTTAAAGTTGAACCAGCTGAACCCAGGCTTAACAGTGGCGACATTATCGTCGCCATAGACAGCGAGCTCCACATTCGAACGGAAGTCAGCATAGGTTGCAACATCAGGGTGGTGTCGTAGTGCGAGTCTCTTCCAGATAATAGCATACAATGCCCAAATGACAAAACTATTCTCAATAGCAGTGCCAGGGCATCCGGAAACCATAGCTTGGCGAAGCTTGTACAATTTGTCACGAGCAATGACATAAGCCCCCTCCACAGCTTTGTGAAGGGTCGCGCGGGCACGATTTCCTTTAAGTACGTCTTCTCCGGGTGCAGAACATCGTTGGTAGATGGTTTGATAAACGCCAACGAGCTCCTCGATAATCTCCTGCATAATGCTAGAGTCGTAGTTGGCAACGTCCGTTGCCATACCATTATCGATAGACTTAAGTGCTAGACGATAGGCCAGAGTATTCCAGCCACCCATATTTGGCGATATTCCGACTTTGACAGGAATGGTGTTGTGCATCTCCATTATGCGTTGCATGGCAGAGCCAAAACACATGCGATATGCGACAAGATACTCGAACTGTCCTGAGAAGAAAATTCGCGTCTTAGCAGTTTCTACATCATAGATCTTCTTGAACTTCACGACTTCATCCTTCTCATACGCTACAAATGGATGTAGGTGAGGAATTCCGTTGTATGCGTCATCCACGACGCGATCGATGCGCGACGACATACGCTGAGCTTCAGCGTCGGGCGCAAAATAGTGCATCTGGTTGTTTGGGTTAAATACGAGGTAGGCGCCTTTGGACGTATCATTTCGGTCCTTGGCTTGAATATGTGGGTATCCTGCTGAGCCGTTCCGATCGAGCGGCTTGGCCATCGGGTATTCCGCATACGATGGGCGGTTGATGGCTTCTGTCTTTGTAAACACTCTGACGTCTTTCCCTCTACATTGAATCTTGTTGGCAAGCTCATTTCCGATGTTTTGGAAGGCATCTGCCCACTCTGCGCGATCGATGGAATACTCACTCTGCTTCGAATAACGAGCAAGTCCCTCTGTGTACATATCGCGACCAGGCTGGCGCGGATCTTGTGTACTAAGAACAGCAGGTTCGCACGTGTCATACTCCGGCAGGAGCAGACCAGTGCGGTACATTCGCGTCTGAGTGGGAAGAAAAACCTCCTTATCGATGATACCCACTTCTAGGAGCCCAGTGGCTTCGTCTACGGTGGGGGCGGAGTGTGCAATAACGCCACTGAAAAGGGGCGCGGGCATAGCGGAATCAGCCGATTCGTTAACTACAAATGCACGTTGAGCGAGTACTCGCATGATCCATTCCTTGGTAATAAGAACTCCAACGCTGACTCCAGCGTTACCAGCTCTGTGAATGCCACACCATTTATGCGCCACTTGAGGGCACATCACGATGAGTGGTGATCCACAGTCACCGGGTTGAGTTACTCCGGTATCAATATGGAATGAATGGATATGCGATGCATATCCGGCGCTAGAACCTGCAAGCTCAGCCGAGCTAGTCACGTTAGGGCGCATGCCTGCGAAGACTTGTCGCATAGGCAGAACACGATTGTTGTGCTCTCGTTGTAGTAGGGTTAGAGTAACTCCAATCTCTCCTCGCGTGGCAGTCCACAGGGTCGAAAGATCCTTCTCTGAGATGACATGAGCAAGAACACTAGGCCAGCTAGCACAAGTGGGGTCTTCAATCTCGAAAAGCATAACGTCTTGCGATCTGTTTCGTGCAATAACTTTAACTGGGTACTGTCTTCCTGTACGGGTATCAAGGGCCAGAGCTTCTGTGCTACAATGGCCTACCGTAAGGCCGATTCTCTCCTTAAGCATAAGGGCGTGCACATGGTGCTTGCCATTAAGGGTCATGGAAACGGAGTTAGCAGCGACAATAACGCCCTGCTCTACTGCTGCATCATCATACACTCCTTCTGCTTGAACTTTGCTGTTAAGGCGATCTGCTGAGCGTGGAAACATTGCTGTAAACAGACGAATGAGGGCGCTGGGTGCGCGAATGTCGGCACGGGAGAAAATCTCAACCGCTGCACTAGGTGCAAGCCGATCTGCCTCTCCATCGTATGGAATGCCGGTAATCATGGCAAATGCAATAAGAGAACCAACATCAGTACCCAAATTTGAGACACTGATAGTTTGCCCCACAAGTGATAGGGTAGACATTTCATCAACGCCGTGATTGGCAAATCTGACCTTATATGTCCCTGATCCATTGACTGTGGATAGCTTAGTTGGCAATTTTGCAAAGTCGATCTGACGCCACGAGGTAGTAAGTGGCATCTGCATGACTGTCCATTGTCCTGTGCTTGTTTCATCAGCACAAATAACAGCATTGCGCCACACGTAGCCGTACTGGCCATTCGCGTGTTGCACGACGTTACCCTCAATAGCAGCAGCTTCGTTGACTATAAGCCTACGAGTGTACTGGCGTTTAGGGCCAAACTGTTCGTACGTAAACGGTGTGATGGCTTCATCTTGAATCGCGATGCTCAGCGACGGGGTAGTATCATTCTTCTTAGCCGGGGCTTTCGAAGAGAC